GGGGGAGGGGTAGGAGCCCGCCAGGTCTCCGCCAGCCGTTCCGACGGGCAGGAAGGGCGGCGGCTCGGGGTCCAGCTCGACCAGGTCGGTGATGTCGATGGGGTCGCCGCTGACCGGGAGCTCGAAGAACCAGACCTTCTTGGGCTGGCCGGTGAGCTGCTCGGTGATTCGCCACAGCTTGCCAGCGGTCGGGTACACGCCCGGGGTGGCGGTGGGAACGAGGTTCTGGGTGAAGGCGCCGTTGACCAGGGTCACCGTCTGGTGACCAGACATGACCTGGTTGCCGACAGCGTCGGTCCAGGTGTCGGGGTAGGGGGCGAACGTGACGGTTCCCGTCGCCGGGGCTCCGGTTATCGGGTTGGTGTAGAGCCCCGTAACGGGCCTCTGCGTGGGAAGCGGCATCGTTCGCCCCCGTTCCTTCCTACTTGAAAAGGATGGGCACCACGGTGCCCCCGATGGTGCCGACCACGGCGGCAGCGCCGAACGCGGCCCACACCTTCTGTTCGACGGCGGTCACGCGGGCGTCGAGGTCGCGGACGTCCTGGTCGGCCTCGATCAGCTTCTTGTCGGTCTGGTCGGCCCTCTGCAGCAGCAGGTTCAGAGAACCCCTGGTGTCAGAGAAGCCGACGTCTACCGACCGCCGTATGCGCTCCAGCTCTACCGCGATGTCGATGTGCGGCTCGGACGAGGGAGCAGAGTTGTTGGTGGGGTCGAAGATGGTCACGACTCGCGACCCACCCGGTCCTTCAGGAACGTCGCCGTCTCCGGGTCGTTCACGAACTTGGCGATGCCGCCCTTGACCACCGCGAGAGCGGCCGGGACGGCGGCCACGGCTGCGGCCTGCCAACTGTCGAGCGACAGCCAGTTGAACTGGTCGGCCAGCACCAGGCCCGAGGCGGTCTGGACGTAGGTCCAGAACGTGCGGTCGGCGAGGTCGACGAGGTACTTCTTCATTGGGCGTCCTCCTTCGGGGACTACGGAACCACGGTGAACCCGTGCCGCGCCCCGAGCCAGCGCAGGGAGTCGAGACCCGGACGGCCGTCAGCCGCCGTGCCCCGGTAACCCCGGCTGAGCTGGAACGCCTTGTAAGCGTCTACGGTCTTCGAGCCGAACGACCCGTCGACCCACTGCGCGGCCAGGAACCCCCGCGCGGACAGCGCCCGCTCGACGATCTTGACCTCGGCCGCGTAGGTGGTGGCGCCCTGCTTGGCCGCCGGGTCCCGGTCGTGCGCCGTCTGGATGTGGCGTAGACTGACGACCGGCTTGGCCGGGGGCGCGCTGGACGTCGGGATCTGCAGTCGCTGGCCGGGGTACACCCGGTACGGCGACTTGATGTTGTTCTGCCGGGCGAAGTCCTCCCAGGTGAACGGGGGGTACTTCTTCGCGATGCTGGTCAGGTTCTCGCCCGCCGCCACCACGTGGTGGGTCGGCTTCGCCGGGGGAGTACCGCCACCCCCGCCCGTCGTCGGCGGCTTGTCGTCCGCTTCCAGGCGCGCCTTCACGCGGGTGCGCATGGCGGGCATGCCCGGGAAGCCGGGGCCCTTCGGGTCGTTCTTGTCGTCTGACCATTCGAGGTGACCGAGGACCGACCGCTGGTCGCGCTCCAGCTCGCGGACGACCGCAGCCGCCGCACGGGCCATGGCGTCGACCTGTACCTCGGGCCAGCGCTCGCCCACGCCGTCGTTCTCGCACTCGAAGCCGACGAAGTGGCGGTTGCCGTCGACGCCGTCCGAGTTGCCCTCGTTGGTCTTCGGGAGGGCCTTCTGCGCCTTCACGGCGGCCAGGACGTCACGATCCCCGCCGCCCGCGTGGTTGGCCCGTCCCCAGCCGATGAGGTGGACCTCGCCGTTGCGCCGGATGACGCCCTGGCACAGCGGGCCGGGCAGGCCCACGTAGCCGTCATGGCACAGCTTGACGCCGTCCACCTTCGGGCCGGTCACGGTGTGGTGCAGGAGCACACCGTAGAGGTCGCCCCAGGGGCCCTTGTGATTGCGGTTGTGGGTCTTCCAGCCGGGGTATTCGACCACGGTGAGACCCTCGGCACGCAGGATCTCGGCGAATCTGTCAGCCGTCATCATGGTCACTGCCATGCTCGGGCCCTCCTTCCTGTGGGGGCGGGCGCGCTCTCGTGCGCGCCCGCCCGGGGTGGTGTTACGCGACTCGCCAGGCGGTCATGTAGGAGCCGTCGATGACGCTGACGACCTGGGCGCTGGCGACGTTCTGGGCGAACATTGCGGTAAGGGACTGGGCGCTGTTGGCGCGGAAGGTACCCTTGTAGACCGCGTGCAGGGACTGGGTGGACGACAGACCGAGCGCGATAAACTGGGCGGTCGGGGCGTCGGTCCGGGCCAGCCACTCGCCCGCGAAGGTCGAGCCGGTGGTGATGCTGCCGTTGGCGCCGATCGCACCGAAGTTCCAGTTGCCCGAGGTGTAGCCGAAGCCGACCCGGACGTCGCAGGCGTTGTCGGTGTTGAGCGCGAAGAACACCTGCAGCTCGACGCGGTACGTGCCAGCCGACGGGAGGTTGAGGAACAGCTCCGGGTCGTTGGTCACGGTGGTGCCCGTGAAGGTGCTGGTCACGGTCTTGTCGGCCCGCAGCGGCATCATCTCCTGCAGAGCCTGAGCCGTGATGCGCTGACCAGCCAGCCAGGTGGGGAACGGCACTGGTGCTCCTTAGAATGAGGTGATGGCGGGCTGGGCGAGACGTACGTCCGCGCCCGTCGACAGGGACTTGACGACGCCGTTTTGGGACCTCACCACCGTGAACTTCTGGGTATTACGGCTGATGAAGTTATCGAACGACATAACCATAGGCAACGTGTTGGTGGTGTTGGTGCCCAGGTAGGACGCCACCCCCACCGTGTCCGGGGCGAAGTGGCTGGTGTCGGTGACCGACAGCATCCAGTCGGGCTCGGTGAACCCGTCGCGCCAGATCTTGGCCTGGAGCAGGTCGCCCCACGCCCGGAATCGCAGGTTGTACATCTGGTTTGCCACGATCGGGATGACGTTGACCCCGAGGAGGGCAATCTGCGATTCCGACCCGCCCACGGTCTTATGGATGGACAGACCGGCGAACCCGGTCGTGCCCAGGCCGCTGGTGGAGTCGACCGCCGCCGACACGAAGTACCGGTCGTTGACGGACAGCCGTCGGAGGTACAGACGGGCCTCGAAGGTTCGGTCACCCGACACTGTCCAGGTCGGCAGGGCGCTGACGCTGAACGAGACCTGGAAGTCCTCATCCGAGTTGAGGTCGACCGTGGTCATCTGCCTGCGCACCCCTCGGGTGCCGTGCGAGATCCGGCCGGTCGTTCCGTTGGTGGAGTAGTCGGCCGCCGACCCGCCGGACGAGGTCCACGCTCCGCCTGTGTTGGCGGTGCCCCACCCGTTCGCTACCGTGCGGGTGAAGGTGTCGAGGATGGACGGGGACGCGGCCGTGGCGGTGACCAGCTCGCCGTCGACGTTGAGGTCGAAGGGGAACTCAGCAGGGTCCTCGGTCCACAACGGGCCTTCGTTGGTCTGCACGTAGAGCGTGGTGTCCGTGGTGGAACGCGACCGGGATATCGTGCTGTTCACGGTGTCGGCCCGGGTGTTGGCGTCGTCGGCGACGGCGACAGTCCAGGGCGCGGCGGGGGAGCAGTTGATCTCGACGCTGTAGTCGTACGGCTTGTACACCGTCTTCGTACCCTGCATGATCTGATCGATCGTGTGCGGCGGCAGCCACTTGGGCGGGTTGGCGATCTGCAGCCGGTCGCCCAGCATGGTAGAGATAGCCGCGCCGAACAGGTACGGGGCTTCGCGGACGTTGATCCGCACGACCGGGAACCGGGAGTCGTCGACCGTACCCAGCGCCAGCCGCCACGCCGCCTGGTCGTCAAGCTGCGCGTCGTCCCGGACGTTGAGCGTGATCGACTCCTCGTACAAGCCGACGCCCAGGGGCGGGGCGTTGATGGAGAGGGGGCCTTCGTCGAGCTGTGCGGTGAACGACGACCCGCCGGAGCGGCTGGCCACTACCCGGTTGTTCACGCCCGAGTCGGACTCGTCGGGCTCCAGCGGAGGCATGACTTCGCCCGCCACGGTGTAGTCGAGGGACAGGTGCACAGCCTGGTTGTACAGAGACTCGCGCGTCCGGAACCCGAGACCCAGGGCGTCGTTCGGCTCGAAGAGGATGCCGTTCTCGGCCTCGACGCACTCGAACAGCAGCTCTTCGAGAGTGGCCACTGTTTGGGGGCCCATCAGCTCGGTCTCCAGCATGTACCCGCGCCAGCGCACGGGCACGCCCTCTTCGTCGCACAGGCGCATGAACCGCATGCCAGCCGGTTCGCCCCAGTGCGCGGTGAGCTGGCCGTCGATGATGCCGCTGGTGTTGACCATCGTGCCGTCGTGCACGGCCAGGTTGCCGAACACGCAGTCGCCGCTCATGCCGCCGCTGACGTTGATGGTGATGGTCTGCGGACGTCCGGAGAGCCAGCCGCCTACCGTGGTCGACTGGCTGTTCGAGGCGGTGTCGGTGTTGTTGGCTGTCAGCCACGTGAACCGGGTATTGCCGAACAGGGTGCCCAGGTTCTCGTGGTACCCGAGAATGAACTGGCCAGCCTTGTCGTTCACGGCCGTGGTGGCGGGGATGGTCATGCGGACGGTACCGCCGGAGTCGTACCCGCGCACGGTCAGCGTGCCGGAGCCAGCCGTGGTGTAGGTGATATCCCAGCGCCGGATGGTGCCCGAGTCGGAGGTACGGAGGATGACCGTGTTGTCGATGATCGACCCGGTCGGAATGTAGATGTTGAACGAGATGCCGACGGCCTGATCCGGCCCGTTGATGGCGTCCCAGTCGAGGGCGCCGAAATCCGCCACCCACGTGCTGCCCTTGATCTTGGGGAGTTGCTCGGAGGCCGGGAACAGGTTGTCGTCCGAGGCCGAGAACTCGGGCTTAGCGACCGACGTGATGGTCATCGGAGACAGGCCGGGAACGGCGCTGGCGAACTGCGTCGACCCCGCCGGATCTTCGCACGGCCAGTACGCCTTAAGGTTGACGTCCGGGTTGTGTTGCATAGCGCGGTAGTACGGGGAGTTCAGCGCGCTGGCGCCCTGGGTCAGCCGACGAAGGACGCCTGCCGCCTGCAGCTCAACGCGTACCGACTGCCCGGCCGAACCCTCCCAGCGCTGCGGCCACTCCGCCACCTCCCCCTGGTACACGTACTCGCGGTCAACGACGTACGTCTGACCGTTCTCCAGGTTGAACGAGCCCTCCCAGACGTTGCCCTGGGCGTCGCCGACGAGGGTGGTGCCCCCGCCCGTGACCCGGAAGTCAGGGGAGGCGATCAGTACGCCGCCCATGCCGAACCAGCCGTCGTAGAACCGGGCCCGGTAGATCTTGCCGACCAGGCCGTTACCGGCTGCGTCAAGCTGCGGGTCGGTCTCGAAGAACCGGCCGAAACCCAGGCGCACGGGCGCGGTGCCCGCGTGGAAGGTCGGGCTGTCGAACTCGACGATCGGGGCGGGCTCGCCCAGCTGGTTCCAGGTGCCGTCAAGGTTGTCGGCCTGGTAGAAGTAGGCGTACGAGAAGATGTCCGGGGCGTTGTCGGTGTTGTTGTGATCGATGCGCACCCGCAGGGCGGTGGTGCCGCCCTGAAGGTAGTCAATCGCGAACTCGGACTCGCCGTAGAAGACGTTGTTGTCGTTGCCATCATCCGAGAACCAGAAATACAGGGTTCCGTCGGAGTTGATGCCGAAGATGAACGACCTCTGGTTGACGTCCGGGTCCGACCGGCTGATCAGCGTCTGGTCACGCCCTACCAGGCCGGTGCCGTCGATCTCGATCATCATGTCGATGTCGCCGGTCAGCAGCGCCAGGTTGGCATTGTCCTGCAGGAGGAACCCGTCGACGTCGGTGCCGATCATGTGCACGTAGTTCGAGTCGGCGTCGACGGGCAGCGACAGGCGCATGGGGGTGTTGCGCCCGATGCCGCCGTAGTAGGGCGACTCGGGGTTACGCGGCGAGTACTTCGCCGTCGTGTTGTCGAGCGTCATGGAGCAGCTCGACGCACTGGGTCGCGAGGACTCGTCGGCCCGACCACGGGTGACCGTGATCGGGTCGCGAGTGAACGCGTCACCCTTGACACTTACCCAGTCGATCTGACCGACCCGGAGTTCGGGCCGAAGGTCGAGGGGTTCGTCAGGGAACGCCATTCGAGTACCGCTCCTCTTCTGTTATGACTTACCGAGGGCAACCTGGACGTTGCCGCCCGCCTCGATTCGGATGGTCTTGCGGAGCCACTTGAGCAGGTCGTCGCCGCTGGCTGCGGCGGGGTCGACCACAACGCGCACCACGGGGGTGGCGGTGGTGCTCGATACGGGCGAGGACGCGCCCGCGCGGACGCCCAGGCCGGTCGGCGGCACGATCATACCGGATACCGCGCGGTTCAGGGCGGGGAGTTCCTTCTCGATGCCGACCAGTGCGCCCCGGGGGACCATCCGGCCGACCTCGTCGGCGAACACCCTCGACGGCGACTTGATGCCGAGTGCCTTCTTGATCGCGGCAGTCATGCCCTTCGCGATCTTCAGCATCTGGGCTTCGATCGACTTCTGCTCCTTCTGGAGACCCTTGACGAGACCCTTCGCCGCGTCGATACCCGTCTTGTACATCGCGTCACCCGCAACGTTTCCGGCGTTGTTGGCTGCCGTTACGAGCTGGCCCTGCAAGTTGTTGACCTGCTTGATCGAGTCGGGCGTAGCCTGGGCCAGCGCCTCGGCCGCAGCCGAACCGCCTTCCACGCCAGCCTGCGCGATCTGCGCGATGAGGTCCGCCCGCAGCCCCTTCTTCTTCAGGGCGGCCAGGTTCCGGGCGAAGTTCTGCGCCTTGACCACGGCGGCCTGCATCTGTGTGACGATGTCGAAGACCTGAAGCTTGCCATTGTTACCCGGCTGGATCTTCGTGATGTCGCCTGCTTCGAGCACGCCCTTGCGCACCTCGGCGACCAGGTCGGCCCTCGCCTTGGTCAGGTTCGCGAGGTTGGCGTTTGCGGCCTTGAGCTTGTTCGCGACCGCAACCTCACGGTTGGCCAAGGTGGTGAGTGCCTTGGTCTGCTTGTTGACCATGGCCAGCAGGTTGTTGCGCTTGGTCTTGTTCTTCTTGCCAGACAGGGCGTCGGCGATGATGTCCGAGATCTTGAGCGACGCCGCCTTAATCTGCTTGGTCGAGCCGAGCAGACCTTCGAGGAGACCGCGCGCGATCCACTGACCCTGTGCCTTGGTGACCTTCGACGGCGAGGCGATACCAAGGGCCTTGGCGATCGGGCCGGGGATGACCGACCGCGCCCAGCCCATGATCTTGTCCTTGATCCAGCCGCCCATACCGCTGATGCCGTTCCACAGACCCTGGACGACGTTGCGGCCCTTCTCCAGGAGGAGGGACCCGAGGTTGCCGATGCCCGAGGTGATCTTGCCCGGCAGACCGCGCACGTAGACGATCAGCTCGGCGGCCTTGCGGATGGCCGCGTCCTTGAACGAGGACCACGCCCGGGAAGCCGACGACGCCAGCGAGGACGCCAGCGAGGAAATCGAGCTGATGATCCGGCCCGGCAGACCCGCCAGCCAGCTGACCAGGGCGAGCGCCAGCTGAACCGACTTATCCTTGAAGGACTGCCACCACCGGGCGGCGGACGACGCGAGGGAGGTGGCGAGGGACTTGATGGAGTTGATGATCCGGCCGGGCAGCCCGACCAGCCAGGTCACTAGCGCCACGGCCATCGCGATGCTTCGATCCTTAAAGGACTGCCACCACTGCTGCGCCGACGTCACCAGGGACACGGCCAGCGAGGCGATCGAGGCCATCACGCGGCCAGGCAGACCCTGCAGCCAGATAACCATCTCGGCCATCTTCATGATGGCCCGATCCTTTGCGTCCGTGAACCACTGGCCGATCTTCGAGCCCAGGTCGGCGAACCACTGGAACACCCCGACCAGGAAGTCGACCGCCGCCTTGATGCCGGTCTTGATGGCCTCCCACACGCCCTTGACCACGTCTCGGAACGTTTCGGACTTGTTCCAGGCGATGACGATGATGGCGACCAGGGCGATGATCGCGGCGACCACCAGGCCCACCGGGTTGAGCATCATCACGACGTTGAGGAGACCCTGGGCGATCGCCCATCCTCGGGTCACCGCAGCCGCGATGAGGACGTAGGTCTGATACGCCTTCACGGCCAGCACGATCGCGGCCAGGCCAGCAGCGATGCCGGTGAGCCAGCCAGGCGGGATGCTGTTCACGAAGGACGCGGCGGCGGTGGCGGCTCCCAGGATCATGCCGCCGAGGGGAGCCAGGCCGGTCACGACGTCCATAATGGCACGCCCCACGTTCATTAGCGCGGTGCCGATGTTCATGACGGCGGTCTTCATGACCTCGAACTCGGGGGAGTTCTTGAAGGCCTGGACCTTGTCGATCAGTGCCTGGATCTTCGGGATGGCGAACCCGCCGACCGCATGGACGAAGGTTTCCTGGATCTTGCGCTTGAACTGCTCGATCTTCACGCCCGCGCTGTCGCGCAGGGTGTTGCCGACGTTCTCCGACGCGCCCGCCACCTTGCCCAGGGCTGCTACGGCCGTGTCAGGGTTCAGGCTCATGAGGGTGGCCTTCATGTCCTCGGCCTTGGTGCCGAAGAGGCCAACCGCCGCCGCGTCCTGCTTGACGGGGTCCTTCATGCCTCGCAGCTTGTCGAGCACGAGCTGCATACCGTCGGACGCGCCCTTGCCGCCCTTGGCGATCTGCGCCGTCATGGCCTCGGCGTCCAGACCCAGGGTCTTGTACGCCTCGCTGGACGCCTTCGACCCGTCGATGGCCCGGATCGAGAACTCCTTGATCGCGTCGGCGACGGTGTCGGTGTCGCGGGCACCAGCCTTCATGCCCTGAGACAGGAGGCCGGTCGCCTGCTGCGCCGACAGGCCCATCTTCGCGAAGATGGGGGAGTACTCGTTGAACGTGTCGGCGAGGTCGTCGGCCCGAGGGCCCATCACCTGCATGCCGCGCGTCATGACGTCGAGGGCGGTCTGGGCGTCCGGCGCGAGCTTGTTCTTCATGAGCTGGCCGACCGCGTTCGCGGACTGGCCCAGGTCCAGCTCGAAGGTGTTGGCCAGGTCCGAGACCTGGGTCGAGATGGCCTCGATCTGCGCCGTGGTGGCGTTGGTGGGGAGGAGGCCGGAGGACATCGTCGCCCGGATGGCGTCGGCTGCGCCCTGGACGTCCTCGGTCACGGCGTTCGCGTACATGTGACCCGCGATCTTGCCGTACTTCGCGGCCTCCTCCGGGGTGGCGGAGAGCTGCGCCGACAGCCGGTCTACGACCTGCTCCTGCTCCATCGCCTCGTTGAGTGCCGCCATGAAGGCGACACCCGCGCCAGCCGCAGCCGCAGCCGCAGCGGCCTTAAACTTGCCCATGGACTTTTCGCCCTGGGCCAGTCCCTCGTCGACACCACTGGTGTCCATCGAGACATAGCCGACGAGTTCGCCGATGGTCAGCGCCATGCGCTCCGCCTCCCTCCCTTACAACTGGCTCTTCTTGTCCGACTTGGGCGGGTAGAAGATATAGTTGACGCGACCCCCCTCGACGCTGAGCAACCCGATGATCCGGGTGCGCAGCCAGCGCCAGGTGCGCCGCGAGAGGAGGTCGTCGTCTTCCACATCAACCCCGTAGTACTGCTGAAGGTCGACCTCGATGGCCGACCAGTTTTCCAGCAGCTGAGCCCAGGTTAGCTCTGGGGCTCCGGGCGGGGGCGGGACGTACCCCGGCGCTGGCTCGTACCACTCGAAGAGCCCCGAGACCGGGTCTTGCTCGCCGCAGCCGATCCACTGCGACGCGCCGCCCGATTCGGGGCCTCCGTTTCCGGGTTGCCTGCCGACGCCCAGTAACGCTCGGCGGCCTGCAGGCCCGAAGAGATCCACACCATGGCGGTGAGACCCGCGTGACGCAGCCAAACCCAGGGCACGCCGTCGGCGATCATCTCGTCGTAGACGGCCCCGAGGCACAGCTGGAACAGGTCACGCTCTTCGTCATCGTTGAGGGCTTCGGCCTCGGTGGTGACGTCTCCACCCGCTGCGGCACGAATTGCCAGGTTGGTGATCTGCTCGACCCGGAGACCGTCCTTGGCGGTCGGGCTCGGGATGGAGTAGGTCTTGCCACACACCGGCAATTCGATGTTCTGGTCGAGAAGCTCTTCGAGAGCTTCGAATTTTCCGGGCACTCGCGTGTCCTTACCTCAGGGGGCGTGGCGCAGAGCGCTACGCGGCCGGGTTGGTGATCATGTTGAGCTGGCCGTCGCCGGTCAGCGTGACGGACACCTGGTCGAGGGCGGTGTACTCGCCGCCCTGCGGCTCCCAGGTGACCAGCGCGGTGCCCTCGTACGCCTCGGGAAGGCCGTTGCGGTCGTAGAACCGGACCGGGACCCGGGAGGCGCTGCCGAAGGCGAAGGCCGCCGCGCGGAGGAACTCGTGGACCGCGTTGTAGACCTCGGTCTGGTCGTTGATCTTTCGGTTGAAGGTCATCGCGACCTCCCACGACTGGCCGGTCTTGGTGTTACCCATCCAGCCGTTGCCGTCGTAGTCCGAGGAGTCCTCGATGTTGGGCGGCATGGTCGGCTGGAACTCGGTGATGCCGGGGCACAGCTGCCAGTTGGGCGCGACGTCGGTGCCGATGTTGACGTCGAGCCGCCAGCGGCGAGCGAGCGCCACAACGGGAGTGGTCATGAGGTTGCCTCCTTAG